GATGAGGTATATAATGTATCTTATCCCACATTGTCGCATGCACGTCAAGGTAACTTCTCAGTTGCTAAAGGCCGAACACTTAAAATCTATGCTAAGAGTGGTTCAGAAATGGCTGAGTACGATATCTCCACTATGGGAGGTATGTGCTCTAGTCCTGTTCTTAACTCCCTTGGTCAACTAGTTGGTTTTCATAATGCTGGTGGTCAAGGTGCAAATAGATTCATTCCCATTACTGAAGGTATCGCTATGATGCTCACTGGAAACCAGGTTTTTCAGGGGGCCCTCCCCCAACACTCTTAGAACTTGAATCTTGGTACCAAAAGTACTTTGATCAGCAAGTTTTATTGAGTGAGGGGATTGTGGAGGGTGTCTCGCGTAGAGACTATTTACAGTGGTTTAATAAAGGTAATGTGGATTATGTGGGGAAAGCTAAAAGAGCAAGTGGTTATAAGTTTCGGGAGGCTCAAAACCTCTCGTTTCTTCGTTACTGTGAGGAGAAAGGAATAGAGGTTCCAACTAAGTTTCGGATGGTGGAGGCTAGTCGTTATGCGAGTTTTAAGTCGGTCAGTAAATATGATAGACCTCAACCAAATTACGATGAACCTGCCATGGCCGTTGCTGGTGATTGGAGTCTTGAACACCATTTTCCTCATATGTGCAATACTAGGGTTATGTCGCAAGAGGAAGTAGTTCCAGAAATGGATATGAATACTTCTTGTGGCTGGCCTTGGAATATTTTCTATCGCAACAAACGCAACTTTTTCGCTGATTTAAGCATGTCAAGAGTAGTAAAAGACTTTTGGGATGCAATTGGTGAGAAAGTGTGTTTGGTGTGGCCAGTTTGGACAGTCTCACAGAAGATTGAGTTGCGTAATGTGGTAAAATTGGAGGACTATGACGTTCGTACGTTTACGGCCTCTCCAGTGGAGCACACTACATCATTAAATCGTATGTGTTTAGACTATAATACTAAATTTTATGCAGCAGGAGTGGCTGACGTCATCTGGAGTTTTGTGGGTAGGACGAAGTTTTTGTGTGGATGGGATAGCTTGTATCGCAGGCTTAACAAACACCCAAATGCTTTTGAGCTTGATGAATCTCAGTATGACGCCTCTCTATTTGCTGATTTATTATGGGGTGAGATGGAGGATCGATGGACCTGTCTTCGGGCAGAGGATCGAACTCCCTCTAATCGTTTTCGCATGATACATTTATACGGTTCCATTATAGAAACGTTGATGGTGTGTGAGAACGGTGATCTAGTGTGGAAACACACAGGTAATCCAAGTGGTTCGGGCAATACTATTGTAGATAATACAAAGATTTTGTATCGTCTATTTGCATATGCCTGGATCAAATTAGCTAAAGAAGTAGGTCGTCCTACGTCACGCGCTGATTTTGAAGCCAATGTTGAAGCTGCATTGAATGGAGATGATAATACATACACAGTTTCTGATGAATGTGTAGGTTGGTTCAATCCCATCAATATAGCTCGCGTTTGGAACGAAGTTGGTGTGAGGACTAAGACACCGTGTGAAGCACCGAGAAAACTTGAAGACACATCGTTTTTAAGTCAATCGTTTGCATGGCATGATACTCTCGGGTTGTGGTTGCCTAGTCCTGATAAGATTAAGGTTTTGTCATCGCTTATGTGGGGTTCTACTATTGATGATGTACGTTGGCATTATTTGCGAGCTTGTGCATTGAGACTGGATTCTTATGGAAATGAAGAGATTCGTGGTATAATTCAAGGTTATATTGCTTTTCTTAATTCAGAGTACTATGATAGGTTGCATGGGTCTGTTCAGATCAATGATCAGTCTGTCCCAGTTTCAATGGACCAAATTCGACGCTGTTGGAAATCAGATGGTTGGATTGAAGGCTTGTATAGTGGTAAAGAGAAGAGTTTAATCTTAGAGAGAAGCAAAGAGAGTGAGCGTATACATTCACTACTTTGTTTAGAGGATGAGTTGGGAGGTACTATAATACGAAGCCCAATAAATCTGACTCCCTTTGAATTTTCTTCTTCAACTTTCCACAAACAATCAGGCAAGATGCCACCAAAACAAACTAACCAACCAAAACAAAAGCAAGTCTCTAAGGCCGAACTTGCTGCTCGCGCTGCTCAGTCAGCGAGGGATAAAGAGGTCCATAGACAAGGATTGGAGCGTAGCAAAGCAAAAGCTGAGACTCGAATGGTGCAGGCAGCTGCAACTTCGACCTCAGTTAAGCCTGCTCGTTTCTTTGCTGCTAGTGAATCTGGTGTTGTTAGTCAAGGACGACAGG